ATGCAGACTTTACCGGTTTCTTGTAACCTTTACCCTCATACCAGTCTAAACAATCTTGCCTTGATATTCTTTTTTCAATTAAAGGAAATCTATTTTTTTGCCACCAAAATCTAGAAGGCTTCATACGCATTATCTCATCAGTAGAAATACCTACCCACACCTCAATATACTCTGTTTTTGGAAACTTTTGTCTTGGTTTCAAACCACAAAGCTCTCTTATTTTTTTTGCTATTGGAGTAATTTTATATTCTCTCGTGCATTGTCTACGACCCATACCTTTTTTACCCTGCTCATTTAATGTGTAGAAAGGTGCAGATGCAAATTGATTTCCGCCTGGTGCTAAAGCTGCAAGTATATCTGATCGTATATTACTTTTTTGAACAATATGTACAGGATAACTTAGAATCGTTCTAAGGTACTCAAGATGTTTAATTACTGGTTCAGGTTCCCAACCCGTGTCTGCAAATATGGCTGCATCAGGTTTGACACCAAAGTCACCTTTGTCTGCCATCAAAGCCATTGTAGAGCTTTGCACTCCTGCGCCCAATGAAAGTATACGTAATTTCGGTTCCACTCTAAATCAAACCTTTTTCTCTTAATTCTTCCGGTGGCCGTTGTGGACTACACATGGGGCAATCAACTCTGATAGCGGTGCCCTCACTCGTGTCTTTATAAACATAAATATACCTTTTATCTTTACAACGCATACATGATGTTTTTCTTTCATCAATCGGCACGTATCTTTTTATTTGTTTACCTTTTTTTAAATCTTCAATCTGCTTATAAAAATCATCAGCATCTTTATTTGTCATTATCATGTGTCTCTCCCCAACTGTTTCCCTGAGCTACATCTACCTTAAACGGAACCCTTAAATTTTCTATGGAATTTTCCATTTCATTTTTAATTTTAATTATATCATCATCTCCATAAATACTAAAACATAATTCATCATGAATTTGTAACATCGGCATATATCCAGCATTATGACAATCAATCATAGCTTGTTTAGCTTGATCAGCTGCAGATCCTTGTATTAGCCTATTTAGTGCCTTATACGTGAATGCACGCCGTATATTGTTTCCATAATTAGCTTTTGCCTCGTTGTAATTCATTGCCTGGTTCATACCAAAAGTTGCAGGTTCCCATTTATCAAATCTACATTTTCTACCCTTTATTGTTCTAATAAATCCAAACTTACTTGCAGATTGAGTTACAGCTTCCGCTAGTTTTTTTACAAATGGCACTCTGCTATTATACTGGTTAAGAAGTATTTCAGCTTTGTCCTTCGATATTCCTAACTCCTTAGATAATTTATTTTTACCCATTCCATAAAAAAGACCTAGATTAATTGTTTTTGCTTGTGTTCTAGATATCTGTGCCATGTCAGCTACAATTTGATGAAAATCTGCTGATTCATCTTGGTAAGCCTGTATAAACTCATCCGATCCATCCAATTTCTGTCCGATAGCTGAAGAGTAATGAGCTACTAATCTTGGCTCTTGTTGCGAATAATCAAATGAACCCCATTGTTGACCTTCTTCAGGTAAAAATAAAGATCTTATTTTGTTACCAAACTCTTTATTACGTGCAGGTATTTGTTGTAAATTAGGATTTGCATAAGACAAACGACCAGACACGGTACCACCTTGATCAGATCGTAATTGATTTATTTCAGCATGAATACGACCTTTATGAACATACCTTTGTATCGAATCTATAAATGTGGAATGAAATTTATTTATCTCTCGAGCTTCTTTAATTAATTTTGCAACAGGATGCTCACAATTAGCTAACCAGTTTGTTGTAAATGATGGTTCATCAGATTTAGGAGTTCTTGGGTAGTCCACACCAATGCGATCAAATACTTGTGCAACACTTCTTGCTGCCCAAATATCTACTCCCAAAGTAGTTTGTTTTTTTATTTTTGATAATAATTGTGATTCTTTTTGTTTAAATTCTTTTTTCAAACGACTTGCTTTTTCTTCATCTACCCTAATTCCAGTTGCTCTCATTTTATGTAAGATAGGCAGTAACTGCATTTCCATCTCCCACACATCATTCAATGATTGTTGTTGAATCTCTGCTTTAAATCTTTGCCACAATCTTAATGTTAAACCCGCATCTTGTTCTGCATAGAAACCTACGTAACCAGCAGGCATCCTCCACAAATCTTGTTTTGCATCAATACCCCACTCCTTTGCTTTTTCATTTAAAAATGTTTCATTTTTAATTTCACCTAAATAATCTTTCGCACATGCATTTAAAGAAAAGCTCCATCTATTTTCATCAATTAAAGCTGCTGCTATCATTGTATCTACTATAGGGCCATTTACTTCAAAGTTATTAAACTTTAACCAACCTAAATCATATGCAGCGTTGTGAAATATCTTTGTGCTTGGTTGTTTCAATAGATCTTGCATCCAAGCTACTGTTATATCTAAATCCATGTTGCCTCCAGCATCATGTGCTATAGGAAAGTAATATTGTTTTCCTAGTGCGGCTACAGCAAAACCTACGATATGTCCTTTTCCATAGGCCCAACCTGCTCCGTATTTTTTTAAGTCAGGATCTTTCGTTTCTAAGTCTATTGCTACTTCGTTCGCAGCTCTAAGATCAGGATACTCCGAGGGACATACCCAATCAGAGTCTGAATAAATGAAGTTCAATTGATGACTCATACTTTCTCTTTATTCCACATAGCCAATAAAAGACAAATGCAAAAAAATATAAATAAGACTATACCTAATGATAAGATTATCATTTTCTTTTTTTATGCCTTCCCATATACCAATCACCTGGTTCATAGTTCCAACGTTTACCATGATGACCACGAAGGTCTGCATACCACATTCGTAGTTTAACTATTATTTTTTTTAATATCATATTTTGTAAAGTTTATTGTTGAATCTTCTGACTCATGAGTTGGTAAATTTCTGTTAACAAATAAAAAATCTATGTATAAACACCTAACATTAAATAATAATTGTGCAACATCAAAAGGATAAAAGCCGATCGCTTTTAAATTACCTAGTAAATTATACATACTCGGTGCACCTATATTATATTCAAACACTGGTATTTCTATTTGCAACCATTTTGCTTTTTGTATTGTGATCATACCACCTTTAATAACTTCAAGCTCTGCGCCCTGTACATCTAGTTTGATTAAATCGAAAGTTTCATCCACTACTTGATCTAACATAGTAGTTTTGACAATAGTTTTTTTAAAAGGCACATTTGATTTTTCTTCATAAAAACTGTTTCCTGTTTGTTGAAACGGATCCTGACACACATGAAAAACTTTTTCTGTGGTTTTATCACTTAAATATACATTATGAACTTTACCTAATTTTTTTAATCTTTCATTATGTAATTCATTCGGCTCTATTAGTGTAAACTTTGCATCCGGAAAAAATTCCTTGACATGTCCAGACCAATCGCCTGCAGCAGCACCTATATCTAAAACGTTTTTAAAATTTATATTAAAACGTTTACTAGCACGCTCATAAAACTTAGCATCAACTTTTGCCATAATCTCTTTCTATTATCATATCTATACAATGTTTTGCTTTTAATAAATCTTTTTTACCGCCTTTCAATTTATGCCTTGTAATATATTTTATCGCCTCTCCTTCAGGCCAAGGTAAATTGTTTTTTATAGAGTATTGCGCCGGCTGAATGGCAAAGGATTGATAGTGTGAACCACCCTCTTGTTTTTTAAAAACCGACATAATTACTTTTATACAATTTATAATACTTACTCAACGGAAAATTATATTTATGGAAAGTTCCCAATAAATGTAATGTATTTATGGCTCTTGTCACGCCAGTGTACCAAACTCTAAGCTCCTGTATTTTATCTAACAAAGATTTACGTTCGTAATGTGATGGAAAATTACATTTAGATGAAAGCACAACATTATCAGCTTCACCACCTTTAACTTGGTGTATCGTATCAATTAAAATAGGTGCTCTCTCATCTAAGTTAACATCTGATTTTAGTAACTTCATGAAATATCTTTTCTCTGAGTCTTTAAATTTTCTTTTAAAAGCTTCCTGCCAAGTGGTTTTTTCCTCTACCATACCTCCACGTAAATGTAATTCGTTAAAATTAAATACTTGATTCGGGTGTGCAAAACTCCATTTTTTGCTGTCCGCTGACCGGTAGCCATGATCTATATTCAAGAGATAATTGTACATCGTACAAGCATCCTCTCTAGAAATCGATCCACCCTCACAAATTTTTTTCCAATCCTGTATGGCCCTCCATTGATTGATATCATAAGACTTATTGCCTTTCATATCTTGAAAGTACAAACCCATACCTTTGGCCTCATCTTGTAATTCTTTTTTAACATCATTAATTCTAGCTAAAATCATCCAATTACCTTCTTGTTCAAAAGGAATTTTACGCAAAGAACTCCAACGATAGATTTCTCCATCTTTATCATTAGACTCAAATTCTTTTTTTACCCTGTGTCCTTCCATTCCGTTTAATAAACATTTAGCTAAAAAATGAACTTTCTTATTTAATCTTCTAGATTTGTTTAATATTTTTGATTTACCTGGAAATGTTTGAAAAAAAGATACGTCAGCTCCATTCCATTCATAAATTGCTTGATCATCATCACCGGCTAAATAAACTTTGTTAGCATGCATGGCTAGTTTTACAACCATGTCCCACTGCAAAGGGGTAAGATCTTGAGCTTCATCCACCATCAATACTTTGAAATTTATAGCAAGGCCTGAAGTAATAAACTTTTGCACCATGTCTGTAAAATCTAACCTGTCATTTTTAAATTGACCTGGTTCTACCTCATAAGTCTTATACTTTTCGTAATTATGTATAATGGATTTAAATTGTTGTAGTCTAACTCTTTTTCTTGGTTCTTTTTTGTATAGTTCAATTGGATCTACTTTCATGTTTCTAGCTTTGTCGTAAATTTGTAAGGACCAATTATTATAAACATTTTGATCATCCCAGTTAGGTTTGTAATTTATTTTTATTGTTCCATATTCAGTATGAAACTGCAGCATATCTACACGTGGATCTAACACAGGTATTTCTGCAAATTGTTGTCTCGCTAAACTATGTAAAGTTCTAAAATATTTAAAATCATCTTCATCATAGCCCTTAAATTCTTTTCTAACTCTATCTAAACATTCTTGCACAGCTTTGTTAGTAAATGAAATATAACAAATCTCATCAGGCATAACACCTTTCCTTAAAAACCTTTTTGCTCTTTGTAACAATCTATGAGTTTTTCCGGTGCCCGGTGGCCCAAAAAACTTAATTGTCTTCCCATGGAGTTTTCTTTTTATTGAATTTGACATTTTTGTTTTTATGCTCTGTTTGTTTTGGTAACGTTGAGACCCAATGCCTCGTGTTGTTACCTTGAAATTTTTTGCTCTGGCCACAATCGTTTTCCTTTAAGTACATAGTACAATCTTTCTCTGTCCAATTATAGCCTTGTTTTTTCATAAACTGTCTAAAAGTGTCTAATTTGAACCTCATCTCTGAATCATCATGCCAAATATTCTCATGATCGATTTGATCAAATTCATCAGCTACGTTTGTATCTTCTAAAAATTTAACCATTCTAATGTTAAATATTTCTTCTCGTTCATCCTCACGATCAACGTCTTCCATATCTTTTTTGTTAGTAACTAAATCTTCTAACCAATCTCTATAAGGATCAGGGTCTCTCTTACTTGGTTTTAAAGGTCTCCAAATGATATCATGTGCTAATAATTTTTCTCCAAGAAGTTGTTGTTGATACAATTGTTTTGTCTCTAATCTAACCATCTTACCTTGTATGGGTAACAACCAATAAGGATCTGGATAAGTATTTACTTTTATTAGTTTACCAACTTCAGGCATAGCTTCGTTTATTCCAATACCAAATTTTCTCTTTGCACACTGCCTTGAACCATTACAAAAAGACCTAGCTATAGAAGTACCACACTTATAACTATAGTCATGTTTACCAACTTGTTCCATTACTTTATTCAACTCTTTAGGATTAAGAGGTGGTGAGCATATCTTTTTATTCAAATCTCTTATCATTTCTTCATAATAATCTTTATCGGGATTAATTTTTTTTGCAAGAATACCCACATTAAACATTGCATCATTACGACCCTCACCTTCCTGCACTTGATTTTTTACAAATTTATTTACAC